GGAGGAGGGACTCAAATGCCGAGCGCTTGTATCGTGAGAGATACTCCCGTCATCCGCACTTCTCGAGTAATGCAGATGGAAAGTATCTTCGATTGTCCCCCATCCGAAAAAAGCAGGCTGGAGTGGAAGGTCGACCTTCCACTCCCCGAAACTTGGAACATCGGAGTCATCGTTGGCCCTTCTGGAAGCGGCAAGACTACGATTGCGCGCGAGCTCTTTGGCGAGTATATTGTCGATGGCTTTGATTGGGATGAGGACAAAAGCATTCTGGATTCCTTCCCGAAAGAGATGGGTATCGGCCAAATCTGCGAACTGCTTTCCTCGGTTGGCTTTTCTTCCCCTCCGTCGTGGCTGCGTCTTTATCGTGTTCTCTCCAACGGCGAGAAGTTCCGCGTCTATATCGCAAGAGTACTTGCGGAAAGTAGAGAACTCGCGGTTGTCGATGAATTCACCAGCGTTGTTGACCGCAACGTTGCCCGTATCGGAAGCGCTGCCATTTCCAAAACCGTTCGTAAGCTCAATAAGCGTTTTATTGCTATCTCCTGCCATTATGACATCCTGGAGTGGCTCGAACCGGACTGGATTTACTATCCGGCAACGAATGAGTTCCATAGTGGGAGGTATCTTCGGCGACCGGAAATCCGGCTTGAGATATGGCGAGTCCATCGTTCGGCTTGGGAAATCTTCCGCCGTCATCATTATCTAAACACAAGCCTGAAAGCAGGCTCTATCTGCTTTGCAGCTTTCTGGAATGATGTTCCGGTTGCTTTCACCGCCGCGATTCCTCACCCACATAGCATGGAGTTTATATATCGCGAGCATCGTACCGTCTGTTTGCCGGACTTCCAGGGCGTCGGAATCGGGAACGCCCTGAGTGATTTTGTTGCATCTGTTTTCGCCGGTCTCGGTTATCGCTATGTTTCAACGACTGCTCATCCGGCGATGATACGCAGTCGTTTGAAGTCGCCAAACTGGATGATGACCAGAAAGCCGGGCACAGTCGACAGGCGTATTAGTGCCAGCGCAAAGAGGAGAAGTTGGCTCATAGAATCTCTGAGAAACCAGCGCATGACGGCGACTTTTCGTTACGTTGGCAAGCCGTACCCGCGGGAGCAGGCGCGGGAGATGTTGGGAGACATGGTTGAAAAGCGCATAAGAAAGAATAGTTGATAGAACGTAACAGGAGGTGGATATGCCCCGCAAGCGGATATCCAGAACAAAGGTCAAAAATGCCATCCCCGGCAGCGGTGGCGTCATCTCGGCTATAGCCAGGGCAACGGGTTATTCCTGGTATGGACTGTACAAGTTTATCCACAACGACCCGGAGCTTTCCGAGATGCTGCGCAACGAAGAGGAGATAATCAACGACCTGGCCGAGAGCGTCCTGGTCGCGAAAATCCGCGCCGGCGATGAGACCGTGGCGCGCTGGTGGTTAGCCCATCGCAGACGCAACGTCTACGGCGACAACTTGGACCTGACCGCCGGCGGCGCCATCACCATCCGCGTTGTGCGCGAGGATGGCATAACTCAAGCCGATGCCGGAAACATCGATAACGCTTGAGGTCAAGCTTCCCAAACTCCACCCCCTCCAGGCGCGGTTCCTCAAGGATTTCACCAAGCGCAACATCCTGCGCGCCGGACGGCGTTTCGGCAAGACCTGGCTTGCGGCCGACATCGCCGTCGAGCGCTTCCTGGATGGCAAGCGCGTCCTTTACGCCGCGCCGACCACCGACCAGTTGGAGTGGTTCTGGACGCTGGTCAACCGCTTCCTCGCCGAACCCATCGCCGCGGGCATCTTCCTGCGCAATATCAGCCGTAAGGTCATCCAGTTTCCCGGCGACTCCAATGCTTCCATCCGTGCCAAGACGGCCTGGAACGCCGATATGCTGCGCGGCGACTACGCCGACCTGCTCATCCTGGACGAGTTCCAGCTCATGAACGAGAGCACCTGGAACACGGTCGGCGCGCCGATGCTTTTAGACACCGGCGGAGATGCTTTGTTCATCTACACCCCGCCGAGCCTGCGCACGCGTGCCGCGAGCAAAGCCCATGACCCGCGTTTTGTCTCCCGTCTCTTCGCCCGCGCCGTGCAGGAAATCCAGACTGCAAAGGATAAAGGGTCGCCGCCGCGCTGGCAGGTCGTGACCGCCACCAGCTTTGACAACCCTTACATTTCCCGCGATGCCCTGGACGACATTGCCTCTGACATGACCGCTCTGGCTTACCGGCAGGAAATCCTCGCCGAGGACGTAGAAGAAGCCCCCGGCGCCCTCTGGCGCAGAGAGGACATCGAACGACATCGCGTCCTGCGTCTCCCGGAAGCGTTTGACGCCGTGGCAATCGGCGTTGACCCGGCCGCAACCTCGGCCGGGGATGAAACCGGCATCGTTGCAGTCGGAGTGCTCGCCGATGAGTACTATGTGCTTGGGGATTACTCGCTTCAGGGCATGCCCCTGGAGTGGGCATCTGAAGTTATCAAAGCCTACCGTCTGCATGATGCCGATAAAATCGTTGCCGAAGGTAATCAAGGCGGGGAGATGGTCTTACAGGTCATCCGCGACATCGACCCACAAGCTCCCGTGCAGATGGTCATGGCGAGGCGCAGTAAAGCCGTACGCGCCGAGCCCGTCTCGGTTCTGTACCAGCAAGGCAAGGTTCACCATGTCGGCAGTTTCCCCCGTCTCGAAGACGAACTCTGCCTCTGGACGCCCGGCGATGCCTCACCGAACCGCCTGGATGCCCTCGTCTGGGCGATAACGTATCTCATGCGCGAGGGTATCTTCCCGTCCATCTATTGAAGGCTATTGACAGACCATCAAAAGTTATGCTATAGTGGAGACAAGATGTCCATCATCGAGCGTCTATCCGGATTATGGCGTAAGACGTTCTCGGTTGTCGTCAGCGAGCACGTCCGTTACACGTCCCCAACCTCCCCAAGTACATCTTACGAAGCGCTGGTCAGAAGCGGTTGGCGGCGCAATGAGCTCATCTATGCCTGCATCTCCAAGAAAGCCGAGACGGCATCCCAGGTCTATCTGCGCGTGGTCGACCCGGACGGCAGACCCCTTGCCGGACATCGTCTCCAGCGTCTGGTTGAGCGCCCGAACCGCGATATGAGCATGTCCACTTTCCTCAAGGCAATCATCATTTTCCAAGACCTGGCCGGATTTGCCCCGTTCGTCAAGCATCGCAGCCAGGCGGGTTTGACGCTTGCCTTATACCCTTTGCGCCCCGACTGGCTCTCTATTGAGCTTGACCGAGAGGGACAAATCCGCGGATATAAGTACTCTGTGCGCTCCGGCGGGGAGTACGTTGAGATGCTCTACGAGCCGCGCGATGTCATCATTTTCTCGCATTTTGACCCCCTTGGGAGCAAGTTCGGCTACCCGCCGGTTGCGGTTCTAGCGCATACCGGCGACATGGATAACATGATTACCGACTACCTACGCGCCATCTTCGCCGAGGGCGGCGTACCGCCTGGTATCCTCAAGACCACCAAGTCAATCACCAAAGCCATTGCCCAGCAAATCCGCGAGATGTACCTTGAGCAGTACGGCGGATACAAAGCCTGGAGTGCGCCGCTGGTGCTCGGCGACGACACGACTTACCAGAAGACCGGACTGGGTGTGAACGAGATGGGGCTTGAAATCCTGGACGAACGTGCAGAAGCGCGCATCTGCGCCGTGCTCAAAGTTCCCCCGGCGGTTGTTGGGGTGCGCATCGGCCTGCAGCGCGCCCTGGAGGCAAATATCGTCGGCTTCCACCGCAACTGGTGGGTCAACGACCTGATTCCGATTTATGAGACCATCGAGGACGAACTCAACCTGGCATTTGCCGATGAGCTTGGAGACAATCGTTTCAGCTTTGATTACTCGGATGTCTATGCCCTCTCGGAAGACGTCAATTCCCGGCGCAAGATTGCCATCGAAGCCTTCCGCTACGGCGCAATCACGCGCAACGAGTTCAACCGTCTGTGGGGTCTTCCGGAACTCGGCGAAGCCGGCGAGGTCTATTACCTGCCGGGCAACGTGATTGAGACCACAATCGAGTCCTCAAACGGCAAAGGGGCCCGCCTTCCCGAACGGGTCAAAGCCGGACAGCCGACTTATAATCCAGACGAGGACGAGAACCGCGCCTGGGCGGAGCGCAAGATTTCCGCAGTTGCCGAAAGGCATCTTGAAGACGAATTCAAGCGCCTGCAGGAGAGCGAACTTATCGAAGCCCTGCGCCAGGAGAAGCAGACAACCCCCGCAGGCTTCTGGGCGCAGAGCGAAGAGCAGTTTTATGCCATGCTCTTGCCGGTCATGATAGAGATTTACAAGCGTCTGGTCAAACTCGCTTATGACACTCTCCCCGCCCCGCCAGTGGCGATTGACTGGGACTTGTATAACTCTTACGCCATCGACTGGGCAAAGCAACACACCGCTCAGGTCGTGGCGCAGGTCTCGAAAACGTCCATGAACGGCTTTCTGGCGGAATTCGAGCGCTGGGTAGAGAGCGGAGAACGGCTGGATGCGCTCATCAAGGCATTAGAGCAGTATTACTCTCCCGTCCGCGCCGAGATGATTGCCGTCACCGAGACAACCCGCGCCTATGCCAACGCCAACCTGGAGTACTGGTCAACCCTGGAATACGTCAAGGCGTTTGACTGGGTGACGGCGGTTGACGAGCTGGTCTGTCCCATCTGCTCGGCGAAATCATCTGCCAATCCGCATCCGCTGACCGCCGAGCGTCCCCCGGCGCATGTGCGTTGTCGTTGTGCCGTACGCCCGGTGCTGTAAAGGAGGCGCAGGACGTGAATCTGTCAATACAGTTTGCCGGACTTCAAGAACTCCTGCTCAAGCTGATGGCTTACTCGTCTGCTTCGACGCGTGCGATGGTGCTTGGCATGGAACGCGCCTTGATATTCGTCCACTCCGCCATCCCGGACTATCCCCCGAAGCCGCCGACCTCCAAGTACCGGCGGACGATGACGCTCTGGCGCTCAATCACGACCAAGACGCATCCGCTGTCTTGGTCGGGCATAGAGACCGGCTTCGGGGAAGTGCGCGGCTATGTCGGGACGAAGGTCAAATATGCGCGCTGGGTCATCGACCGCGACCGTCAAGCCTGGTTTCACCGCCAGAACGGCTGGTGGACGCTGCAGGATGTCATTGAGGACAATCAAGACCGCATCGTGGTTGAGTACAGTACCGGGTTCTTCAAAGCCCTTGCCGATGGGTTGGGTTTGTAGGAGAGAGAAGATGAACGTGAGAGAGTACAAGAGTTATCCAGCAAAAATCGAAGACGTTGACGGCCGGATTGTCACCGGCATCTCGGCCGTGATGGGAATCGAGGATGACGGCGGAGACGTCATCGAGTACGGCGCCTTCCGCAAGACCATCAAAGAGAGACTGCCGCGCATCCGTCATCTCTGGCAGCATGACTTCAGCCAGCCCCCGACGGCGGTTATCCTTGAACTTCAGGAATTGCCGGCGAGTAGGCTCCCCGAAGCTCTGCGCGAGCAGTACCCGAATGCAACCGGGGGGCTTCTGGTCAGACGGCGCTATCTTGAGACCCCCCGCGCGGAAGAAATCCTGCAAGGCATCCTCCACGGAGCGATTACCGAAATGAGCTTCGGCTACGACACCATAAAGTCCGAGATGGACAAGCTGAACGGAAAAATCGTGCGCGTGCTGAAGGAAATCCGCTTGTGGGACATCAGCGATGTCAACTGGGGGATGAACCCCGCTACGGTCGCGCTGGTCAAGATGGCCGTCCCGTTTGCCGACTACGGCATCGCCGACGAGGAACGCGCGTGGTCGGCTCCGACCCTCGCCGATTTCACGGACGAAACAGACTTTGCCTCGCTCAGCGTTTCGGAGCGCAAGCGCATCCGCGAGCATTTCGCCTGGAGCGCGGAAGCCGTGCCGGAGCGTTTTACGGACTTGAAGCTCCCCCATCACGAGCCGCGCAAGTCCGGCGTTGGTCCGGCAAACTGGAACGGCGTGCGCGCCGCGATGGCCGTCCTCAACGGAGCGCGCGGCGGAGTGGACATCCCCGCAGACGAGCGCGAAGCCGTCTATCGCCATCTTGCGCGTCACTACGAGCAGTTCGGGAAAGAACCCCCCGACCTGAAAACGTGCAGGCTGATTTGGGAACTGCAGGGTTATCGTCATGATAACCCTGTTATCCAGGGCAAAGCCGGAGAGCTGTTGTCACTCCTCACTGCCGAGTCGCCGGAAACGGCGCTCACAGACCGGGATGATGACCTGCGCCTGCGGCTGATGCTGACCAAAAAACGGATTGAACACCACTTATTGAAGGAGAGTTAGCAATGGATAAACAGAGCATTGCACTGCAAATCGAACAGAAACTGCGCGAAGCCGATGCCATCGAAGCGCAGTATAAAGACAGGACTTTTCCCGAAGACGTACGCCAGAAGCTGGTGGCGCTGATGGGAGAGGTCGATTCTCTGCGCGCCCTGCTGGAAGCGGCGAAAGCGCGCGAACAAGCCGAGCGGGTCTTGTACGAGCCGAAAGGCGATGTCAAATGGCGTCCGGCCGTGCAAGGCGAAGGTGATGAAGAAGTAGACGTCCAAGCCTGGCGGGAAGTGGAAGTGCCTTTCGTCCGCCGGGATGTCAAGAGCGGGATGTATATCACCGACAAGCAGCGCATCCGCTTCCACGTCCCTCTGCGCGTCCAGGTCAAGGGCTATCCCGATGCCTTTGAAGCCTACCTGCGCAAGGGGTTTGACGGGATGGGTCCGAACGACCGCAAGACCTTGCTGGAAGGCTCGGACACGGCCGGCGGCTTCCTCGTCCCGGCCGATTTCCAGACCGAAATCATCCGCAAGGTGGCGGCGCAGGCCGTCATCCGCTCGCGGGCGCGGGTAGTGACGACAGCGCGGGATGTGGTGCAGTGGCCGCGGGTCAACTACACGACAGACGATAAATATACTTCCGGCGTACGGTTGACTTGGACGGGAGAAGCTCCGGCAAGCGGTTCTGCTCACCGCGTGACTGACCCCGTTTTCGGCATCTGGAACGTTGCCGTGCATACGGCGATGGCAAGCATGCCCATCTCCCTCGACCTCATCGAGGACAGCGCCTTTGACGTTGTCGGCGTTGCTTCAGACCTGCTGGCAGAAGCCTTCGCCTTGGGCGAAGACAACGCTTTCATCAACGGCACAGGCGCAGGACAGCCGATGGGTATCCTGGCCGATGTCGACGGAGACGGACCGGCATCTGTAATCAGCGGTAATGCAAGTGCCTTGACTGCCGGTGGCATTATCGACCTTGCCTATGCCTTACCGGCACAATACGACCAGCGGGCGGTCTGGGTGATGAGCAAGGCAACGGAGAAAGAAATCCGTAAGCTGACCTACGGCTCTAATGCGGAGTACATCTGGCCGATTGCCTCCGGCAGCGGCTTCGCATCTGCCCCGAATGACCTGCTTGGCTACCCGGTTCTGCATGATGAATTTGTCCCTGCTGTCGCCGCGAACAGCTATCCCATCATCTTCGGCGACCTGAGCGGTTATGTCATCGTTGACCGGGTTGGGTTGTCCATCCAGCGTCTGAACGATGCGAGCTATGCCGAACTCAACCAATTGCTGATTTTAGCCCGCAAGCGAGTCGGCGGGCAACTGGTCGAACCATACCGCATCAAGGTTCAGAAGGTAGCTGCCAGCTAGCAGAAAGGAGAATGAGCGATGAATACGGGCGTAAAAATCTTTGAGTTGTTGCCTGCCAAAACCTATAACGCCAACACCAACGGTTCGGCAGTTGACCTGCAGGATTATGTTGGCAAAGGAGAACTGCGCTTCTTCCTCTCGGTCGGCTCGGTCTCCGGCACAAGCCCAACTCTGGATGTCAAAATCCAGCAGAGCGACGCGGCTGGTAGTGGTTTTGCTGACATCGCTGGCGCGGCTTTCGCTCAGGTCACGGCAACCGGCAATCAGGAAATCGGCGTCACTCCGACCAAGCGCTATGTGCGGGCGGTTGTAACCGTCGGCGGGACAAGCCCGGTCTTTGGGGTTGCCTGCGTTGCGGTTGGTAAGGCGCGCATGATTTAGCTTCACCTGCCTGGCGCGAAAGGGGGTAGGGTGCTCCTCCCACCCTACCCCCGCGGCGCAGGGAGCAGAATATGGCTTACGCGACACTTGCGGAACTAAAAAGCTATCTCGGCATCAGCGGAACTTCCGAAGATGCCCTGCTCAACACATGCCTTGACGGAGCGACCGCGGCAATCGAGAAACATACCCGACGCGTCTTCCAGGCGGTAAGCGGGACGCGGGAATATCTCTACAACGGACGCAATAAGATATTGCTTGATGATGACCTGTATTCCCTGACCTCGCTCAAACTCAACGGCGTTGCTGTTACGGAGTACCGCTTGTTTCCGGTTGAGACGACGCCGAAGGCATGGATTGTCGTCTATGAGATTCCATCTGGTGTCACCTGGAATACTTATGAGCAGACTTGGTCGGTAGCCGGTCTTTGGGGCTATTCGGCTTCTCCCCCGCATGACATCAAGATGGCCTGTCTGCGCTGGGCGGGCTATCTTTATCGTCTCAAGGACGCTCAGGTATTCGACGCGGCTTACATGGAGGGGGTAGGGCAACTGGTCATTCAGAAGGGCATTCCGTTGGATGTGGCAAAGATGTTACAGCCTTATGTCAAGGTGAGCCTGCTATGAACCTGAGCGACATCCGCACGGCTATTGCAAACACCCTTTCCGGCGTGGTGAACTCCACGGGGTATCCGCCGGTCAACGTATCAACCGCCGGTTTGCCAATAGCCGTCTTGCTCCTGCATCGGCTGGAACTTGAGCCGCGCGGCATCGGCGGGAATGTCGTCTATACCCTCACCTTCCGAGTCGAACTGCTCATCTCCCCCGTGGCGCAGAGCACGCCGGAAAGCGTTATCGCCATAGCAGAAGGCAAACTGGAGGATGCGGTCGATGCTTTGATTGCCAACCCGACCCTGGATGGCAAGGTTGACCATCTGACCGCGATTGACAGCGATGGCGTGCATGTGCTGGCTATCGGAGGAACCGACTACTACTCGGCGCTGTTCCGCGTAACGTATGTCATCAAGTGATGAGGAGGTTTTATGGCGGAAATTATCTTGAAATATATCGGTAAGGGCGCATACTTGCCGGGTGTACCGGCAAGAGACCTGACCGATGAAGACTTGCGAGAAATTGAGCGGGCATTAGGGCTGACCGCCAAACAGCTCATCAATACCCTGCTCTACCAGACGGTCAGCAAATACGCGAAACACGAAACCAAAATCGTTGCGCCTGAGGCGCACAAAGGAGGTGAATAATGGCAGTTTACGGACTGCGTAAAATGCAGATTGGAAAAGAGACAACCTGGGGAACGGCAGTTACGCCTACTCTGGAACTGCGCGGCATCAGCGACCTATCGTTTGAGTTCGACCCCGCCATCGAGCTGAAGGGAGAAGTCGGACATTTCACGCCCAGCATCATCAAGGAACGCATCCCGGAGGTGAGCGCGTCGTTCGAGATGGACGTTTCTTATCAACACGTTCTTTATCCGCTGGCTATGGCTTTCGGCGAGCCGACTCCATCCGGCACGGGGCCTTATACCTGGACGTTCAACGCGCCGTATTCTGCGCCGTCCAGCCCGAAGTCTTTTACTGCCTATTATGGCTTCTCCGGCGCCGGGATTTACAAAGCCGCCGGGCTTCTGGCGAACAGCCTGACCATCTCCGGCAATGCCGATGAAGACGTGATGCTTTCCTTTGAAGGACTGGCGCGCACGCTGGAGACTCAGTCGATTTTCCAGACGTTGACGCTCGAAGATGTCCAGTACGTCTCCGTCCGGCACGGCTCGTTTTATCTCGACTCCTTCACGGGGACGATAAAGACAACCCAGGTGAACGGCACGCTGATTGAGTTCGAGCTTTCGGCGGACTTGGCGCGCCATCTCAAGAAGTTTATCTCCGGCGCGACCCAGCCCGAAAGCTACGGCGAGGGCGCCTGGGACATCGGATTGCGGATGGTTTATGAGTGGAACAGTACGTCTAAGACATTGCTGGATGAGCTGACCACCGGGACGGTAAAACGTCTTATTTGTGTCAGCTTCACGACCGGCAGCGGCGCCGGCGAACGTCTGTTTGAAATCCAGATGCCCGGCGTACTTGCCGAACCGGTTACGCTCTTTTCTGAGCGGGACGGCAATGCCACGGTCGAGATGAACTGGAAAGCCATCTACCAGTCCACGCTCGCAACGCAATTGAAAATCATTGTCAAGAACGATAAGAGTACGTTATGAGCGAGCAACCCCAAAACGAGAACGAAAACGAGAACGTTCGTGATATTCGGATTCACGTCCGGCCGGGTTTCACCCGCAGGCCCGGCACACTTCGCCTGCGCCAGAAGTTCTTTCGCCTGTCGGCGCAAGCTGCGGAGCTGGAAGAACTTGCGGCACAAAACGACAAGAAAGCGCAGAAAGAGGCTTTGAAGCTGTTCGTCAAATACGACATGCTCCTTGAGCATGTCTTGCGCATCGGGTGCGAAGTGGAGGGCGGAACGATTGATGAAGCTCTGGACAATCTCTCTGCCGATGAAGCCGACGAACTGTTCCGTCAGGTTCTCGGAATCGGCGGGAGCAGCCATTTTTTCGGGAGCAATACGAATGGGACTACGCCAGAAGCATCCTGATAATGGCCCAGGAATGGGGTACACCCCCCTGGGAGGTAGAAAGGGAGCTGTCGCTCTACTGGTATGAAGCATTCGTCAGGTTTACGCGAGAGCGCGACCGCGAACTGAAGAGACTGTCGCGCAAGAGGTGAAAATGGCCGGAGAAATCAGGGTACATATCATCGCCAAAGACCTTGCCTCCCCGGCCATCCGGGGAGTGGCTGGGTCTTTGCGGTCTCTGCAAGCCGAGGGACACGCGGTCGGCGGCGTGTTCGGCTTTTTGCGGGATGCGGCCGCTTCGGCGATGGGGTTTATCTCTGCAACAATTGTCAACAGCGGTGTGATGGCACTGCGCAATCTCGGCGCCGAAGCGCTGAACGCAACGATGAATTTTGAGAGCTTGAGTATCATGCTTGAGGGGATGGTGGCAAGGGACCTCAAGCGCGCGTCCGATGGAACGCTGTCCTATGGCGACGCGCTCAAACAAGCCGGGGGAGCGTCTCAAGAACTCTTGCAATGGATTGAACAATTAGCCATCCGCTCTCCGTATGCCACGTCTGCCGTGACGGAGAGCTTTGCCCAGATGGCGCGCTACGGCTTTCCTATCGAGGAAGCCAAAGCGATGACACAAGCACTGCTCGATATGGGCGCGGGCTCCGGCTTGACCACTGCCGAGCTCAACAGGGCTGCGTATGCTCTGGGGCAGATATATGCTTCCGACAAACTGCTCATCCAGGACTTGCGCCAGCTCATGAACGCCGGGATTGACGTGCGCTCGATTCTCGACCGCATGGGGGAGAGCTTCGAGAGCCTGCGGGAAAAGCAGGACAAAGGCGGAATCTCGACCAAGGCATTTCTCGAAGCCTTCCGCGAGGTGGCGGGCGAGGACTACGCCGGAAACCTCGAACGCATGACCAAATCCTGGGCAGGTCTGGCAGGCGCTTTGCAGGACGTGAAGGAAATCGGCTTGCGGAAACTGTTTCAAGGGACGCTGGAAGTCTTGCAGCCTCTGGTTGCTCGTTTTACGGAGTGGATTTTGGGTCCGGGACTGGCGCGCCTGGAAGCCATCGGAAAGAGCCTTGGCGAGCTGACAGACAAAATTATCCGCATCGGGACGGCATTCTTCCAGACCGGCCCGCTGTCGATAGAGTTTGCCGAATCGCTGCAGTTGGTCAGTGAGCGGTTCGGCGAGACCTACCGGGATAGGATAATCCCGGTGCTGGAGGATGTCTGGAGGAAGTTTTTGGAGTTCGGGGGGAAAATCAAGAACCTGTTCTCAACGCTTTTTGCCGAAGGGTTCTTCAGCGATGCCTTCCGCAAATCGGTTTATGACCTCTCTCCGCTTCTCGGCAAAGTTTATGACGACCTGTCATCCAGGCTAAAGCCGGCGATAGAGTGGATTATCGCCAACAGGGGAGCACTGCTTGAGACGGCAAAAGCCGTTGGGGCGGTGCTGCTGGCAGTCAAAGCCTTTTCCATCGTTTCAGGCGCTTTGTCGGGGCTCTCGGCTTTGCTTACGGCGCTGCTCTCCCCCATTGGGCTGCTCATCCTTACGGTTGGACTTCTCGCCTTCGCGTGGAACACAAACTTTGCCGGAATGCGTGACCAGTTGACGGCACTCTACAACGAGAGCATCCTGCCGACCTTTGAGGCGATGAGACTTAAATTCGGCGAACTGAGCTTATCCCTGTCACAGATGGGCATCGACTGGCAGAGGATTTGGGGCGTTATCACAGGCTATTTCGCGTTTGCATTTGTCAATATGCGTCATCAGTTTGGCATGGTTTTGGCGCTTATCCGCGGCGACTTTGACGCGTTCGGGATGCACTTGCGGGAGTGGTTGGTAAACATCGGAGAGAAAATCGTCTCCCCCCTTATCAAGTGGCTGACGGGGATAGAAATCGATGCTCGCAAAGCCATCACGGGTTTTGGGACTTATATTTGGATGGCGATGGAGCTTTTGACGCTCAAAGTTTCCGGCGCTATCGAGACCATGAAAGCCAATGTCATCAACGGCTTTATCGGCATGTATAACGCCGTTATCGGGCAGGTAAACCGCTTTGCGGGTATCGCCGATGGCGTTATCCAGAAAATCAAGTCCGCCTTCAGCCCGGCGAGATTTGTTGGCATCGGAAAAGACATCGTGGACGGCATCATCAAAGGAGTACTCGATAACGCTTACCGTATTGCGCTGGCTTTCAACGGAGCGCTCATCCCGGTTATCAATGCCATCAAGGCTCTTCTTGGCATCTCGTCGCCAAGTAAGGTGTTCGCCCAGATTGGGCAGCAGATGGCGGCCGGGCTTGCTTTGGGCTATCAGCGCGGTCTGGGAGAGATAGCACTCCCCGGTGTCAAGATGACCTCTCTGCCTGCCGCAACCCCGGCGCCGGTCAGTATCAGCGTTGTCATCAACGCTCAAGTGAGCAGTGATATTGATTTGCAGACTATGGCGCGGCGGGTAGCGGAGGAAATCCGCATGCGGGCGCTGCAAGGAAGAGGAGCAATTATCTGATGACCATCTTCCGCCTGCGCTTCGATGATGTCGTTCTGGCAAGCAAGACGCTGACCCTGACGGCGTCGAACGGCTACGGCGTGCTGGACTATGAATGCGGCGCAGAAGAGGACGCGCTGACGCTCGCTCTTCTTGGGACATCGACCACACAAAACCTTTCCCTGCTTGGAGACCTGGAATGGGTGGCCGAGCGGGTGAGGGATTACAATAAAAACTCCGGCTTTGCGCGTGTATATTTAGAACGTGACGTGAGCGACAGCGGCACAGATTATTACCGCACGCCGATTGATGACCTGCAGATTGAGCTTGACCGCGACTTTTACCGCGACCTGAACGGGCGCAAGCCGGAGGTGACGCTGAAAGTGAAACACCCGGCTTACTGGGAATCGGGCGAAGTTGGATTGAAAATGTACAACCCGCACGTCGCCGGCGACACGGCTTCCCCGATTCGGGTTGACAATCTGACGAGCAATCAGGGCGGGACGCTGGGAAACTTCTACAGCTATCTGACCTATAACTACGCCGCGCACACAAACGATTTTTCCAGCCATCTACCCTATCCGCTGAAAATCGAGTTGACCTCTCAAGACAGCAACGCCATCGATGCGGTTATCCTGACCGTTGGCAACCAGATGAACAGCGGGGACAAGAATCAGCGCGTCTTCGACGCAAAGGACGGCGCGGGCGGTACGCAAAAGCCAGGGACGGCAGACTATAACAATTATCAATACGGATATTACAAAGAGCTAAACGTTAGTACAAGCTGGTCGAGCGTGATAAGCTGGACGATTAGTGATTTACGCATGTTCGAGTACGACCCGCTTCTGGTACTGGCGCGGGTGCTCAATCCCTCGGCAAATGTGAGACTTGGGGTGCGCATCGGCAAAGGCTCGGCGGTTTTCTCAGAATGGCGGCAGACCGAAGCCGAATCTGTCGAACTGATAAAGACGGGCATTCTGCGCACTACCGCGCTTGACCTGAGCACAAAATACGACACGACTTACAATCTGTCCCTGCTTGCCATAGCAGGGACGAATACAACGCTCGAACTAGACTACTTGGAAATTTTTCCCGCTCAAGACCTGGTCGAGGTCTTTTCGGCTTCTGGGCGGGGTCTTGCAAACGGGGAGAAGCTTATCATCGATGGCGCAGAGCGCAGAGCATACGTCCAGGATGGCACTGGCAAAGTGATTGACCACTGGGTAATCCGGGGCGGGGGAAGTTTTACCTGCCTTCCGGGAACGGGCGCAGTAATCTATATCAAGATGCGCGGCGCGGGACATGTGTTGAAACGGGTCAACGCGCAGGTGTTTGCGAGAGCAAGGACGCGGGCATGATACGGGCAAAGATACTCAGCCGTCAATCGCTTTACGTGCTGTTCACGGAGGACGACCTGCGGGTTGAGCGCATGACCCTGGCCGCGTTCGGCGGATTGGTAAGCGCAGAGGTTATCCTGCCGTTTGCCGGAGTAGAGGAGGAATACTTAGCGCTTGTCGGCAACTACGTAGAGCTATGGGACGAGGAAGAGCTGGGACGCTGGGTCGGTCTGATTACCAACGTGCGCGTTCCGCATGGTCAGATGACCCTGCAGGCGAGCCTGGATGATATGGCTAACAGCGTCAAGGTGATTTCTGCCCTCGGCATGAAGAACGTCCAAACGGACTGGGTAGAAGATGTCGTGAGCATTGCCACATACGGGCGCAAGCAAAAGCTCCTGACCGTCTCGGAAAAGACCGAAGGCGAGACAAATACGCTGGCAGGCAAATACCTTGAACTGCACAAAGAGCCGAATATCGGATTGGACGTTGCCGGTATGGGCGGGGATGAGGTCGTCATCGGCGTTATCGGACTGATGCAGACCCTGGATTGGATGTACTATGCTAACGACAAAGGTTATGAGGGTTATTCCGAGACCGGTTCGGGCGGACGGGAAATCGGGGAAGATGACCGACCGAAGCTCGCGCAGCAGATACAACTATCGTCGACTTCCGGCTGGTCGGCAAAGAAAATCCGCATCCGACCGTGGAAGTACCCGGAAGCCAATCCCCCGACCGATAACCTGGTTGTCAAGCTATGTCAGGATGCCGGTGGTGTCCCCGGCACGGCTCTGGCAACCGTAACCATCCCGGCGGGTGAAATCGGGACATCTTCCGATTGGACGGAGAAGGAGTTTGCAAGCGCGGTCAACCTGTCGCCGGGCACGATATACTGGATAACGGTTGAGCGCTCCGGGTCGGTAGATGCAAGCAAATATTTCATGGTCGACACCAATCTGGATTTAGGCTATCCGCGGGGCGACCTGTACCTTTGGTACACCAACTTATCGGCTTGGAAGCACGCGCCGCAGAAGGGAGACCTGAACTTCGAGCTTATCGGCATGGGGAGCGTGAAGGAGCAAATCGAGAACATCGTCACGACCTGCGGACAATTTTTGAATGGTGTAGAATTCCAGAGCAGTTTCGGCACAGAGACCAGGGTATTCCGCGAGGGATATAACACGGCTCTTTACGAGTTGAAAGAACTGCTCAAGCTGGAGAGCAATCGGGCAATTGCTTACGTAGATTCTAATCGCAAGCTGGTTTGTAAACTTCTCCCCTCCGAACCATCTACGGAAAGCGATTACTATTATCTGCGCAGGGATGGAAAGACGCGCTATCGAGCAGACGTTTTCGCCGGCGTCAAACTCGGCGAGTACTACTTGCTCGAAGATGCCAGGTTGAAGGTCGGCTTCTTGCCGGAAGAAGTCGAGTATCAGGGTGGAAGATGGCGCATTAGTCGGATTGCCGGACGCAGCAGTCCTTACCTGCTGGGGGAGGTGTACTGATGACGGAAACGGCGCATGAACTCTGGGAGCGCTTACGTCCCTTCGCCATGCGGGACATCGAGCAGCTTGCCAACCTTGCCAAGCGCACTTCTAGCAGCGAGGGAGGGGCGGAAATCGTGCTTTATGGTTCGAAGGTTCGCAGGTACACGGCAGATGAGGACGGATTGCGTGCGGCGATTGGTGCCGCTGCCGACTACGATACGATTACCATCCCTGCTGTACATATCCAACTCAACAGTACGCTAAGTATCCACAAGAAGATAAAACTTATCGGAGTTCGAGACCCTGTGCGGAACGTTTCTTTGGACACCTATCACAAAGGAGCCGTAATCAGTAATGCTCCTGGGTTTGTGAGTGGAAACCTGATCTCTATCATGGTCGGAAACGTTGCGTTGGATAACCTTGCGTTTTTGTTCAATGCGAACTCCACGAATCCTGTACGTGGAATTTCTTGTTCATTGTCGGGTTACTCCTTTCGGGATTTGCTGGTTTATGTCAACAACAGCAGTTCAGGGACGACTTATGCAATCCAGGTTGCTTACTCGGCTGCCTTTAGTCGAGTTTACGCATTTGCTTCAGCTTCTTCTGGAACGGCTGCTGGTTTAGTTATGGGACCCCATGCAACAACGCTTTACGCGGACTTGTGTTACCTCGAAGGGATTTCTACTTCTGGACAAGGATACGGTTGCGTGACTTATTCTTGTACAGGTCAAATTGCGCATTGTGGTTTTAGGGGTACGACTTATGGGTTACAGATAGCGAGTTATGGAGGTGGATAGATGGCTGTGGTCAAGGTAATCGGAAGTTATGCTAACAAGGTTTTCGTCGCGGCAGGGGAGGAGCTGCAAGTTTACGCGATGCAATATGATACGATTACCGTCAACGGCACGTTGACAAAGCTAAACGGTGACCTGAGTGGTGGGACGTCTACGTTTATCGGTCTTACGGATACGCCGAACAGTTACTCAGGTCACGCTAACAAGGTTGTCTCCGTTAATTCTGCCGAAGACGGTTTGGAGTTCAAAGTCATCCCGCAAGGCACAGGGTCGCAAAACCATGTCGTCTTCTGGGATGTTAATAACATGCTCAAAGCCATAACGGGTATCGAATATGAGTCTGATTTGGACGCTCTGGCACTTATCGGTGACACTATCTACGGAGATTATGGTGAGACCTTCTGGTCTCGCGGCTATGTGGATGTGCGACGCATAACCGATAGTTATAATCCGTTCTTGGCTTTTTGGCGCTCTCGCCAAAGCGGAAGTGGAGCAGTTCAGAACAACGACCTGCTCGGTCGGATTTCCGCTCTCGGTCATGACGGCACTAATTGGGCTAGTGGAAGTCGTGTAAGAATAAATTTGCGAGCGGCACAAAACTGGTCGAGCACGGCACACGGTACAAAGCTGGACGTAGAAGTCACTCCAACAGGAAGTACTACTCCCGTCACTGCTGTCACGATTGACGAAAACGGGCTCAAAAATGAACGCACTAACACGGTGCGCACAAAGGATTATACAATGACCGTGCCAGGAACTGGAACGGCAGTGTTGGGTTCAGGGACAACTAATACTATTCCCAAATTCACGGGGACGAATGCGATTGGGGATAGTGTAATGAGTGAGATTTCGGATGGAGTGCAGATTCAAACTGGAAAGACTTTGGTACTAAATGGGTATGGGTTGGATACAAATGGGTATTTTGCAA